TTAGATTTACATAATGATGATTATAATACATTTGATTGGGTTATAACTTGTCTTATGAAAATATGTAAACATGATGAAGAACAAGCTTCTCAATGTGCTCATATTGTTCATTTCAATGGTAAATGTGATGTTAAGTATGGTGACTATGATACTATTTCAATTATGAAAGAAAAGTTGAAAACTGCTGGATTATCAGTTACTATGGAGGTTAACTTATAATTTTCTACCAAACCAATCTCCATTTTTATAAGTATTTTTGTTACGATTCATGAATTGTTTTCTAACTTTTAGAACTTGTCCATAATCTACACCTTCAACAAAATCTATATTATTCAAGCATTGATTTATATAAGATAGTAATTCTTTATCAGTATTTTTATTAGCCCATTCTTCCACCATTTCCTTATATTCATTTTTAGGAAAAATAGAAGTTGTATTCACAATAGTCATAACGCAGTCGTCATGTCCAACATCAGCAGCATACCTTGTATTCCCTGATGTTGTTGTGTGTTTAACAAATGTTGTTATTTCTCTGATAGTTTCTTCGTTGTTTATAGAGAATCCTTTTGATAACATTAGGTCTTGGTAATCTTTAACCATTAAGTTTTTATTTTCTCCTACTTTTAGACCTACTTTTTCCTCAGTTGCATCTACTCTATGTTTATATCTAGCAAATATGGCAGATCCATATTCATTATTTCCTTCAAAAACATGTGGCATTTCAGCTAATAAAGTGTTTCCGTAATTATTTAACTCTAATACTATCTTAACATTTTCCGGATTTAGATATTCAAATGATAAAACATATAAAAATTCTGATAATTGTTTAACAGATACTAAATTACTTCTGAATATACCGACTTGTTCTAATCTAAAAAAGTCAACTATGGATTTATAAGATGCTCTTTGTAATTCTATTAATTCTCTTGACTTATTTGTTATCTTAAATATATTAACTACTGAGTAATCTTGTCCAAGTCCTTCTGATATATCGACAGATATTACAAATTTATATTCTTTTCTTTTAATTGGTATAAAAACACCATCATCGTCAATCCATTTTAAGTCTTTGTAACTAAATTTCAACTTGTTAAATTCAAATATTTCCTCTGAAATATAATTCTTTTTACTTTTTAACAATTCATCAATTATAGCCTCACTTAAAAGAGATTTACTCGCATTTATAAATCTTAATCCGTACTCTTGATTAAAAGCATCTTCGCCACCAATATCTTTTATAGCTTCTTCTTTCCAAGTTGTTACCTCCGCTAAAGCTCTTACTGGAACTTCATATCCTTTTGAATCAATAAACATTAGAGATTTAACTTCATCATCAGAACAGAACTCATTATTATAAATATGTATTATGTCTTTTTGTAAATCGGAGTTATAGTCCATTTCTACTTTAGTCTTACTTCCCCATTTTTCTCTACATAAATCAAATATCTCTTCTTTTGTTACTCCATATTCATATAGTTTATGATTGTTTAATCTTAAATAACTAACAAAACGACCCGGTACTTGATACCAGTAAACTCTCATTGCCTTATAGTTATTCTTTTGTGGATCACCATCGGGTCTTTCAGCATCTGTAAGTAACTTATGGAATAAATTCATACCATTTGGTGTAGATGTGATAATAATCTTTGAGTTTTGTATCGCAGCTGTTGTTGGAAAGGCGGCCGTGTAGTATGGTTCGATGATATTAGATGGAATGTGAGCAAACTCATCTAAGTAAAGTACGTCAATCGTAAAACCAATAGCTGGAGTCTTTGTTCTAGCCGATGTTTTGATTCTACAACCATTTTCAAATGTTAATGATTTTTGATTCCAAGTTTTAATACCTGGTTTTAAGAAAAATGGTAGTAATGAATAAATTGATTTAATTTTATCAACAATTTCTACTGATGTATCTCCTTTATTGGCAACAATCATTATATTCTTATCGTTATCAAATAGTATTTTATGTAACATGAAAATTGCCGCTGATATTGTCTTACCAACTTGACGAGAAGCCATTAATATATTAAATCTACTATTAACAAAATTATCAAGTATTTCCTTCTGATAATCTCTTAGTAGTATAGATCCTACTGAACCATCTTCTCTTTTTACTTTACAATACTTTTCTACAAAGTAGTGAATATCGACCGCACATCTAATATACTCTTGTTGTTCATCCGCAGTCATCTTAAAAGTAACACCTTGTCTTCTAAGACCTACTTCACTCTTCAACCATGGATTTTGATATCGTTTAACAACAATACCATCATTTATCTTATCTGTTGCCTCATCTACTAACTTAGTAGTAAAGACCATTTGTTTTTCCATTAGCTCTTTAGCCATAGGTGAGGAGATATTTTTTTATATATATTGTAAAAAACCACTCTCTATGTCAAAAACTGATAAAGAAAGAAATAGAATACAAGATGAGTTTGATGAAATTCAATCAGAAAATGGTGAGTTTGATTTGTCAAAACATTTAGCAAGACCGGAAGATTTACCAGATTTAGGAGAAATCGAGATATATGACTATGATGCTGATTTAACAGTTGCTAGTCAACAATCTATGGATGTATTAGAATCACTTGTTGATTTATATTTAGGTGACGTTCCTCAATTAAAACAACACCCTTATATTAAAAATAAAATGAAAGAAGATGCTACAGTGTATGCTGAGGGTATATTCTTAACAAAGATGACAAGAAAAAACTTTTTATCTCAATTAAGACAAGTTGATAATGGTGATAATTCTGCTAGAATGCATGAAGTTGTCAATCAAACAATTGGTCAAATTAGAGAGAATGCTAAATTCCTATCCGGTCAAAAAACAGAGTTAGAGAAATTCTATAAGACATTAAGAAAAGATTTAGGATATAATGAAATTGAACCAGAGTCTACTAAAACGGTAGATGGAGATGATAATGTCTCTGATGATGGTGAAATAACCGATAATAGAAAGTTAAATGAAATGATTAAAAACGCAATGTTGAGTAAAGATAATGATAAGAAAAAGGATTAACCTTTATATCTGAATCCTTCAAATGTTTTTATTACATTTTGCCATTCAATCTTAACTGGTGTAGTTATAAATCTATTAATCTTATTAAAAGTTACTTGATTTATATTTATAAGCAATTGTTTTTCTTTGATAATTGACTTAACTGATTCTTTTATTTCATCTGTTGAGTTGGAAACTAAGAATCTTATTATCTCACTATATCCTTTACAAACTTCTATACAATTGATTTCATCCTCATATAAATTTACCTCCTCATATTGAGTTACTTCTTCATTTATGAATTTGTCAATTTCTGTTTTAAGTCCTATCGAATGTTGAATAAGTATTTTAACTTTCTTTTGTGATACATCATCTTTATCTCTGTTATAAAAAGTCTCTGATAAGTAGTAATATTCTTTAACTACAAGACCTAAGTCTTTTAGTTTCTCTTCTAACTTTTTTATTATAACTTCATAGTTTTTTTTACTATTCTTAGAACATATAATATAAATATCATCATTTGTGTTTTTAAGATGTTCAAAGTTTTCTGTCCATATTTTATAATCTAACTTTTCAATTATATTAGGATTCATAAATTCTTGCATAGAAAATGATAAATCAGTTATATCAACACCTAATTTTTTGCATTTGATTTTCAAATCATTGATGATATTATCACTTAACCAATAAGACTTATTTCCAATTGTAAATTGTTGATTAAATTTTCTATAAACTCCTTTTTTAATTAAATTAAACTCAGATTGGTCAATTTTAATTATAGGAATAGATGGTTTGATTTTAGAAACCAACCATATTTTAGCGTTTGTAGTTATTAAACTATTTATATCAAAAAAATGAGCTATCATAATTTAAAATTTGTTACTTTGTATGATATTTGGTGTGCAACTCCATCGAATCTTTCACCTTCATATGTTTTATCTTTCCATTCAACTCCTCCACTCATTTCGTTAGCAAAGCTTTTACATTTTTTACATTCTTTTGGACGTGATAACTGACCTTCAGATTTAATAAAATCTCTCTCTGTATATCTGAATGTTGCTTTACACCAAGGGTTTGAGCAGATTGATGTGAATTCTTCCATAAACTATATATAAAAAAAGAAACCTATCAAATTGATAGGTTTCTGTTAATTATTTTAATAAATTTTTACTCATTGCGAAGTCATATATTATTGGTAGATTTAGATATTTGATAAATCCATCTCTTACTTCTGATAACTTTTTAGAATCTTTAATTATTTTAATAATCATAAATCCAAATTCTTCCTGAAAATCTAAATAACAATCACACCAAGGTCTGTTATAATTTTCTAAATTTCTCCATTCTTGTTTTCCTCCTGTCAGCCAAAACAAACTTTTTTCAGGAGTAATATTCTCTATGTTTGTATTATTGACTTCTATATCCCATGCGCAATCATCTGGTTTACATACTCTCATCATTATTGTCACTGCTTCTGATAAATCATTTGTCATTTCTTTACCTATTTCAAAAAACCATTCATTGCCTTCTTTTTTTATCACTAGTTTTTTACTAACAAATACTGAATCTAGTTCAGATTTAAGCAGTTCCTTCTTTCTTTTCATAGTTTTATTGATTATTTTTTAATTAAGCTTTAATTCCGCTTATCCAAGTTCCATCAAAATATCCGTCTTCCCATATTCCGTTTTCCCAAGTTCCATAGAATCCTCCGTTTTTGAAAATTCCATATTTCCAATCTCCAGACATGAAAATACCTTCGTGCCATATTAGAGTATTGTTTTTAATTTCAATAATTGCTTTATCGGTTTCTGAGTCGATTAACCAGTAGAGTTTTTCTTTTTTAAGAATATCGATTATCTGGTTTGGTGTGGTATAAGTCTTATCGTTATACTTTAGTTCTATAAAATCCATTTCATTAATTTAAGTTTACATTTTTATATATTACTACTTTTTTTTGTATAAATTGGTAAAACATGGATTTTTTAAGAAAATTTTAAAATTAACCAGAAAAAAAAATATTTAAAATATAAAAACCGAGATTTCTCTCGGTTTTTTACATATTGTTCAGATTCACGTTATTTTTGAGAAACCTTTGAAACTTTCAATTTATTGATTTTATCACGAATCTCTGTAGCGATTTCATAATCTTCGTTTGAAATAGCTTCGTTCAACATATTTTTTAAGTCTTCGATAGAAACAACTTTCAATTCAACTGGTTTGGTATCAGCCATCAAAACGGTGTATTCACCAGTCAAGACAAATTTATCTTTTTCCAAAATTGAAGAGTAACCAACAATTTCTTGGTTCAAAGTATCAAACCAAACTTTTGCAAAGTAAACATCTTCACCTGGATTGCCTTTCATATCTTCTAAGTAAAAGAAAGGAACATTGAAAACTTTAGATACTTCTTTTAGTTCGTCTAAAGTGTATTTTGTTAAGTCGATACAGATTATATTTTTCATAGTGGATTTATTTATACAAATATAACAAAAATTCTTTGATTATCAAAATATTTTCTTAAAACTATTTATTTATTTTTAGAATATATTTTTAACTATTACAAATATAGTAAAAAATGGCGAAAGAAAAATAATATATAAGAAAAATAATATCATTTTTAATGAAATATTTAAATTCTAGAGATAATTATCTTAAATCTATTAATGAAAGAAGGATTATAGAAAATAATAATAAAGTAGATACATCTATAAATAAACTAATACTTGAAAATCAGGCTGGTTCTGGTGCGTTAGGTAATGAAATTAAATGGGGTGACTCTTTACTTGGTAGACTTATCAACCACATAATGAGAAAAGTTGGTATTGGAGCTAGTATTGTTAGAATGCAACCTCTTATCGCTAGATTAAA